TTTGCTGCAGTAAATGCAGCTTTAGGTCATACAGAAGACTTGGACTTACAAAGGACTGGCGATGCTGGTACCAGTAAGTCAGTCAATGAAAAAGTTAGTGTCGACCGTAGAACTAAAGGCTTTAAAGAAGCAATGATACGAAAAGAAAAGGCTAAAGCAAAGCGTGAAGCTAAGAAAGCAGCTGCAGCTAAAACACCAAAGTTTAATACCGATGCTCATATAGACAAAGGCAATTATGAATATGATGGTGAAGTAGATGAGGTACTTAGTAGAACTAATAATATGGTTATGTATGGCAAAAGAACTGAAGATGCAGCTGCTAATGCTGTTGCTCATGCCGGCGTAGACATGGCTCCTAATGCTAAGCCTAAGAAAAAGAAATTAAGCGACATATATAAAAGATAATGAAAGACCAAATTGTCATGTTACTTCTAGGGCTCCTAATTGCTTTAGGAGGTTGGACAATGACACAAACATTTAGCTTAAGTACCACCCAAGCAGTACTTGATGATAAGGTTGACAAGCTAGAAAGAGAAGTTGAAAAAATGCGAGACCAAATGGACGAAATGTTAAATGTAGATGAGGAGATTATGGAACAGCATGAAGATTTATTTCAACAAATTTTAAATAGTTCCAGTGGTGGTGGGACATCATATAATTACTAATGATATCATTTCAGAAATATATAGATGAATTTTTAGAAGATACTGTCCAAGAGGTATCACGTGCTGAACGTCGTAAAAGAATGGCAGCTCATTTAAAAAAGACAATGGCAAAATATCGTGCAGCTGCTGATGCTGGCATTCACCCATCTAAAGTAAATCAAAGGCGAACTAAATTAACTATAAAAAAAGGTGGATAACGTTTGCCTTATTAATTATGGCAATATCAACTCCAGCAAAAACCCAGATTAATGTAGTTGCTACTACATTCGACCATTCAGCTAAATCAAATTTAGGACAAATTCGTACTGGGTCTTATTTGACTCAGGCATCTATGCTGGTGTATGATGATATCTTAAGATTCCAAAGAAGTTCAGATGGTTATATGTCTGATTCAGATATTAATAATTTTAATTATAATCAATTTGAAGGTAATATCCTTTGGTTCATGGATGAATTAGTTGGAATGGAATCTGACTGGATACAAGATGCTTCACCTGGAATTGAAGGAAATACTGCTTATGGCTATGTACAATTTACTGAGGAGAGTGTTGAGACTGCTGTAAATAGATACATTGGACATTTAGAAAGATTTAATGCAAGGAGAAATACAAGGGATTGGGAACCATATTCTATTAAACGTGGTGAGACTCTACCTATTCCTGAATGGTTAATAACACTTAAAAATTCTACTAAGACTCATAAAGAAAAATTAGATGCATTAACATATGATGAAATGTTAGCTTTAGCATTTGTACATTTACATAGTAAAGATTCAAAAGATTCTAATTTTGTATTATTATCTCAAGGTGATATATACGCATCAAAAGAATTATATAAAAATAATCATCATACTAATCCAGATGCAGCAACATTATCTAGAATGGAAGATTTTTGGCCTTGGCGTAAACAAAATAAGTATGTTGAGAAATTAGCACATGCAAAGAGTGGTACTCCATCAAAACTTTGGATACGTAAACATTGTGATGCTGACCATACACGCACCGCGGCCGCACTAGCTGGGAAGGTGGTAAAGACAGCTGATGATGTTATTAAATGCCTTCGTACGAAACTTATAGTGCAAAGTGGTGATGAGTTAGCAGCAAGATTAGCGAATGATTCATCTGTTTATGTCACAGATGTAACTGCACAAATCAGCGCAAGTGACCTTGGTGTATATACAAATTGGCATCAAGGTTTAAAAAATATCTCAGGTGGTTCTAACTATAAAGTATTTGAATCTGAAGATACTTATTATCATCCATCACTAATTGGTTATTATTTTTATAGGCCTAATGGTGCAACTGAATGGTTACAAAATATTAAGGATGAATTAAATACTAATGCTATTGATTATAACTTTGATGAATTATGTCAAACTATTGAAAATTGGGATGTTAATATACATACATATATAGTAGATTGGTGGCAAGATAATATTGCAGGCACCGATGTTTATCCTGGGTTTAATTTTATTACACCTCCAGCATTGGGTGTGGCCGGTGTACCAACGGGCCCATTTAATTTATCAGGTGGATATAGATGGGATAATGCATTTATAAATCAGGTAGTCAAAGGGCCACATCAATTTGTTAGCCAAGAAATTATAGTGCTTAGTTTGTCTGTTAATAATCCTAGAGAACAATTACAGACTATATTTCATGAAGCTGGTGGACATGCTATGCATGGAGGAAATTGGGGTGGCTTACATGCAGGAGGAGTTGGTGATGATAAATTCTTAACTCAACAACAAAATACAGATTTATTAACGCTTTTTGAAAACTATAGTTTGGAGCAAAACGAAAAGTATTATCAGCTTGCTATGAGTTTAGGGTTTCCACCTTCAACTAACCCTGTGTTAACTACGTTTGAAAATAGAGTTTTCACTCATATGCCAATGGCATATTTTCTAGCTTTAGACCTTTATAAAGATTTTGCAATAGAAGATGAATTTTTAGCTAGAGTTTATGCAATGATGGCAGTAAATAAATGTATTACATTTGAAAATGATATATGGCCTGTTATGAAAAGGGTTTCACCTGAAATTGTTGGTATAGGTCCTCACAGTACTCCTATTATTGATTTAGCTTTAGCAAGAGAAATAGATTTAGAGATGAAAAATAAGATGAAATTAGATATGAGGACATATTGATTGACCCGCAGAGCTTATAATATATAAATAATACATAGATATAAGGAAATGAAATGGCAAAACCAACTACAAGAGCTACATTACAGGAATATTGCTTAAGAGCTTTGGGCTCTCCAGTGATTGAAATTAATGTAGACGATGACCAGATAGAAGACCGCACTGATGATGCAATACAATTCTACCAAGAATTCCATTCAGATGCTGTTATTCGTACATATTTAAAGCATGAACTTACTGCTGCAGACATAACTAACAACTATATCACAGTAAGTGATAACGTTACGGCTGTTATGCGTATGTTAAGCGGTGGTCAATCAGCTGGTAGTTCTTTATTTGACATGGGTTATCATATGAGACTTAATGATGTATTCATGTCACAGGGTATGGCAACTCAAATCCAAAGTTATGAACAATCACTACAACATTTATCACTAATTGAACATGCTTTAAATTCAGAAGAGCATTTAAGATTTAGTAGACATATGAATAGGCTTCACATGGATGAAGGCTTTGGGAATTTAGCTGCTGGAAATTATATAGTAGTTGAAGCATATTCAATAGTAGACCCAGCAAGTTATGCTGATGTTTATAATGATTTATATTTAAAAAAATATCTTACAGCATTAATCAAACGCCAATGGGGAGCAAATATGATGAAGTTTGAAGGCTTCCAACTTCCAGGTGGTATAACAATGAATGGTCGCCAAATGTTTGATGATGCCATAGAGGAAATTCAACAATTAGAAGAAGAATGTAGGTTGACTTGGATGGCTCCAGACAACTTTTTAATGGGATAATAAATGGCTACTTCAGTATACTTTTCAGGCGCTGTACAATCTGAACAGAACCTTTATGAGGATTTGGTTTTAGAGAGTATAAAAATATTTGGACAAGATGTTGTCTATATTCCACGTGAGCAAATTTATGAGGATGCATTATTAAATGAGACTCTAAATCAATATCGTCACGCCTATCCAATAGAAATGTACTTAGAAAACACCGAAGGATTTGAAGGTGATGGTAATCTATTAGGCAAATTTGGCTTGGAGATTAGAGACCAAGGTACATTTGTTGTACCTAAAAAGCGCTGGCATAGTGTTGTAGGTGAGAATTTAGCCGATTCATTTGGAAACCAGGTCACGAGTATGCCCTCTGAAGGTGATTTATTATGGATGACAATGACCAATAGGCTGTTCGAAATAAAGTATGTAGAGCCTAAGCTACCGTTCTATCAGTTGGCCGACCTTCCAGTTTACACTTTAACAGCCGAATTATTTGAATATAATGACCAAAATTTTGATACGGGCTGGCCTGAAATAGATAACATAGAATTAATAAATGCTAACTCATATAGCTATACTACAACTGCAGCGGCTAATACGAACGCTTTTGAAATTGGTGAATACGTTCATCAATGGACTGGAACCACTGATGATAATGCCACAAACATCGATATTGTTGGCAAAGTAGCGGCCTTTGAAAAAGTGGATACAGAGACTTATACTACATTAATTGTATCCCCACATCAATCAACAAATGGTGATGGAACCTTTATGCAACATGCAGTACATGCTACACGCTTACTTGTCGGTCAAACATCTGGTTCCTCAAGGGAAATTACTGTTGACTTAACAGGTACCACTAAGACTGAATATAACTTGGATGTATATTCAGATAATGATGAGTTTGAATTCCAAGGGGATAGTGTTATAGACTTCACAGAAGCTAATCCATTTGGAGACCCATAATGTTTGATAATTGGTGGTATCATGAATCAACTCGTCGGATGGTCTCGGTATTTGGCTCTATGTTTAATGACTTAGAGGTCCATAAAAGAGATTCATCTGGGAAGGTATTACAAAAAATTAAAGTACCTTTAAGCTATGCTCCTAGACAAAAGGTTATTGCTCGGTTAAGTGAACAAACAAGAGACCCTAACGTAGCTATGAAACTTCCACGTATATCCTTTGAAATTACTTCAATGGATTATGATGCTAACGCACGGGTATCTAAACATAAAAATTATAAAAAAGTTGTTGTAGGTGATACACTTCAACTACAAAAATTAGGTGCACCAGCCGTATATAAGGTTGGATTCGAATTAAATATTCTAGCTTCAACTCAAGATGAAGGTCTACAATTATTAGAACAGATACTTCCAATGTTCCAGCCAGAATATACAGTAACTATAAAGGATATTCCAGATATGGATATATCCACAGACACTCCAATAGTTTTAGAGAGTGTCACCTTAAATGATGACTATGAGGGTGATTTAGTCACGAGGAGAGCTATAATATATACATTACAGTTTGGAACTCGCATTCGTTATTACAGAGGTTTATTTAAGAGTAAACAAATCCTTAACACGGAAGTTGATTATTCAGAAAATGTTGACCCAACAACTCATAAATTTGAGAGACAGGCGATAGACGGTACAACTACTAGCGATGGCGCTGGTGGTTATAAAGAACCGTATACCGAAACAATCAACTTTTTTGACACTGACGTATAGGAGATGTTATGGGTTACCAATTTAAAGCGGAATTAATTAAAGTCGTTGATGGAGATACCATTGATGCAGATATAGATTTAGGATTTGATATATTCATGAGAGACAGGATTAGATTAATGGGTATAGATACTCCTGAGAGCAGAACAAGAAACCTGGCTGAGAAGTCATGGGGAATGGCAGCAAAGCATAGATTAATAGAATTATTAGCAGAGGCTGATGGAAAATTTACTTTACATACAGAGGAAATGGCTAAAGGTAAATTTGGTAGAGTATTAGGGACAATAGTGATTAACGGTAGAGATGCCAATCAAGTCCTTATTGAAGAAAATTTAGCTATACCTTATGAGGGCGGTAATAAAGATGAGAGCCGTACAAAGTTTGGTGTAATGGAATTATGGAATACACATTATGAGAACCCACAAGAACACGATGACGACCATGAACATGGAGATGAACCAGAGGGAATTGACTGGCACGCATAACAAAGTTGACCAGGATTACGAGGACGTAAGGAAACAACTTTTTGATTTAGCCGAGCAAGGAGATGAAGCTATTGAGCTTATGTTAGACCTTGCCCGTGAATCAGAACATCCGAGAGCCTTTGAAGTACTTGGCCAGCTAATTAAAAATAACGCCGAAATAGGGGAGAAGATTCTTAAACTTCATAAGAGTAAAAAAGAAGTTGATAAAGAAGAATTACCAGCTCTTACTAAAGACCCAACAAACAATAATGTTTTTATAGGCTCAACAGCTGAGTTACAAAAAATGTTAAGAGATGAAGTAGTAATAGAGCAAGAGGTTATAGAACAAGATGGGTAGAGAAAGTATGTACTTAGGCAACCCTAATGTTAGGGGTGCTGATGTAGAACACGAATGGACTAAAGCAGAATTAGTTGAATATAATAAATGTCTTAAGGACCCTAATTATTTTGCTGATAAATACTGTAAAATAATCCACCTTGATAAAGGATTAATACCTTTTAATTTATATCCATATCAAAAGGAAATGTTTACTTCTTTTGAAGCTAATAGATTTAATATTGTTCTTGCTTGTAGACAAAGTGGTAAATCAATTGCTGCTGTAGCTTATCTTCTATGGTATACGATTTTTAAAGGTGAACAAGTGGTTGGTATTCTAGCTAACAAAGAAGCTATTGCTAGAGAAATGCTTGGTAGAATTACTCTTATGTTAGAAAATCTACCATTCTTTCTACAGCCTGGTTGTACAACTCTTAATAAAAAATCAATTGCATTTTCTAATAATTCAAGAATAGTAGCAGCCGCTACTTCCTCAAGTTCCATTCGTGGTATGTCACTAAACCTAGTATACCTTGATGAGTTTGCTTTTGTAGATAATGCTACAGAATTTTATACTTCAACATACCCAGTAATATCATCTGGAAAAACATCTAAAATTATTATAACCTCAACTGCCAATGGTATAGGTAACATGTTTCATAAGCTATATGAGGGAGCTCTCCAAGGAACAAATGAATTCACACCAACACGGATAGATTGGTGGGATGTACCAGGAAGAGATGAGAAATGGAAGAAAATGACTATAGAAAATACTTCCCAACTGCAATTTGACCAAGAATTTGGTAATTCATTTC